CAAACAATCCTGAATAAACGTATTAACTACCTCCTCCTGATACCCTAGCGCTGCCATGACTTTTGGTGTGTGTGGGTTCTGCTTCTGCCAGTAACAGTACTTATTCTGCGCTGCCGTGTAGTCCGTTGCACTTCGACTACCCACATTCTCTAGATAATAATCTAAGTTGCTACTGACTAACTGCACCACTTTATCTAGTTCATCTAAGTCCGTGATAAAACCAGCAGCGACCATGTTGCTACTAAAAATATTCCTTGCCCACTCAGGCAACTCTCTTTCTTTCGACCAGCTGAACGGTGTTACTTGGTCTTCGAACTTCAAGAGCATTTCGTGACTTTCATCTATAGGACTGAAGTCATGGAATGCACCTGTTACTTTCTTAGGCCCCGCGATAAGGTCAAAACCAAAAACCGGTGCACCGTCGTTTGTGTGCGGGAACACGGTAAGATGCATCATATAGAGCTTCTTAGTATCCCTAGCATCTACAACATCAAGATGCGCCCTTCTAAACTTATCCGATCGCCATAAGAAGTTTTGCCACGGATACCGATGCCCTTCGTCGTAGGTCTCGAACCCGTCAAACTTCGACACCAGAATATCTTTTGCTTGCTCTAACTTAGTGAATATTGTGCTTGGCTGCGACTTTGTCATATAGGCTAATTACAAACTCAAATGCGTGAATGGCTTCTTGTTTTGTTTTTTCACTGTCGGTCAGAGAAGCTCTAATTTTTTTAATGAGATCCTCTCTATCAGTAAAATCGTAACGCCTACATTTTCCTGGTAACTTGTTCTTTAGAATCTGACCGCCGAAAAGGTCACCCATGTGATGAACGTAAAGATGGGCTAAAACCCCTTCATTATCCTGTTTCCATATGTGGTCGCAGTAGTCATCAATAAAAGGCTCGTAAGCACTTGTGCCTAACCCGTTATCACTTATTAACTCAACAAGGTCTTCAAGCATAAGTTGGTAGCGGGACACCCCAGCGAGTTCTGCTAACAACCCCTCTTTTCTCGCTTTGCTCTCAAGATCCCCATAAACTATGAGTAAGCTTGCCAACAGATCCGCATAGACCTCTGCGGCTATCCCACCCGTTATCATCGCTTGGGCTAACGGGTGATGTTCGGCTCTATCGTGTATTGGTTTTATCGCTTCTCGCATTTGTTCAGCCTACCCGAGCTACCATTTACCTAAAGGACAAGACACCGCTCCGCCCATACGGATTTTAAATGGCATAAAGCATCCACATTCCCTGCAAACTTTAATCTTCTCGTTTAACGAAGGGCACTCCGAGCAAATTTCTTTTCTTTTTACTACAAGGGACGTTTGTGTTTCTTCACCGGCTAACTTTATATCTGAACTCTCATCCCAACTTTTACTCACTTCCATATCCTGCCCCGAATTAGCTGACCTCACTAGATTATTTCCGCAAGCGGCACTTCAGTAACGCCGTCTAAATCTCGTTCTACTATGCGCGTTTTTAAGACCCATCGACCCTCTATTAGTGATGGAGAGTCATCAAGTAGTATAGTTTGAGTGCCGAAGTCGAAATCATAAGTAATATCATCATAAAACACCTCGACAATAGAGAAGTTAGAACTTTCCCCCTCTTCTGTTAAATCATAAAGTAGCGGAAGGTGAGTCTTCTGATCAAACTTAGTTGAAGGATTCTCTTCTTTAAGATTTTCTATACTGTAGGGAAACTGAATTACTACACCTCCCTTAATTTTCGCAAAACCTAAACTATCAGACATGTTTTCCTCCCGCGCTTTAAGGAATCGGAGTGATTATGACGTAGCCAGTTGCTGTTCCTGGTTGTCCACCCCTCTGAGAGCCATTTGTACCAACGTCAGCCCATGATGATATCCGTACTGGCCCGCTGGAACGGCGATACGAAGTGCCGCCGCCGCCGCCAACCGCGGGGCCGTTACCGCCAGCTACGCCTCCGTAGTACCCGCCAGCGCCGGCTGGACAACTCCCGCCACCGCTACCAAACCCACCAGGGCTGTTACCGCAGCCCGTCGTGGTGCCGCCACGCCCACCCTCTACAAAACAATAAGCGCGTTGGGGCTGATTACTAAGACAGTTGTATGAGCGAATAATATGTACACCCGTATAAAAAGAGGCGCCGCCGTCGTAGACACCATCTAAACCCGTACAGTCAGCGGAACTCCCCCTCTGGGACGTAGCAGGCCAACTGGTGGGGCCACCATCTTGGTTCGACATTGCAACGCTATAACCACCACCACCGCCACCAGCTACAATAAGCGCATCGACGTTTGTATAGTTGTCTCCGCTGTTACAGATAGCGACGGCCGACATACCCCCACCAGAGTAGTTACCGGTGCCAGGGAGCCCTGCTAAGGCGACTAAACGAGCAGGCTGTTCAACAATTAAAGTACCTGAGATCATTGCGCCATAACCGTGGCTTGTTCCTGATCCTTCTGCGCCGCCGATAGCGACCGAATATGATCCTTCAAAAATATCAAAATAGTGATACCCATTAGAGTAAACCCAGTTGGCCTCCGGCGGCATGCTCCAACTGCCAAGGCCAGTATAAGCCACTACTGGCGGCGGTTCGCTGCGGGTAGAAAGGGGTATAACACTCGTATTCACGTTTGCTTTTATATTTAAACTACTACTCCAAGCAACACCTCCTCCTGACGAAGAAGAGAACCCATACCCCTTTGCACTACCTACTGCGCGCGTATTCTGTATCGGCATAGAAAAATCCTTTAATTACGCGAATTGCGTTTGGGAAGCTAAAACAGTGTATGTCCCAGACCCAGTTTTAATTACTACATAAGAATAGATATCTATCGACGAGGCATTCCCTTCGGTTGGTGCCTCGCCGCCCTGCCATTTAGGAGTCACACCAGCGCCATCTATCTGCACCGAGGTGTTGTAGTAAGCCGTACCACCACAAGTATTCACGAAGACAACTGTTATGGTTTCACCAACGTCCATCAAACTGTTTAAAGTAGTTGACGAATCCCCGCGTAAATTAATCGTAAAATTACCTGCCGCGTTAGAGGTGTAATAGATTATTTGTTGTGGCAGCGCGTCGAAATTGATAGTGCCGTTTGCAGCAGTCGCTGAAACTAAAACACTTTCCTTTATATCGCCATTAAGTAATGCGGAGCTAAAAGTTTTGTTAGACAACGCTTGTACACTAGCTAATGTGACTAGCTCAATATCGCCCGATCCTAATAAGGAACCGCTATTGATAGTTTTTATATCGGTGCCCGAGACAAGCGTATCCTGCTTGAGCGCTAAGCCAGTAGATAGGCTAGACGCCGCGGTGGCTTGTCCCGCGTCTATGTAGGTCTTAACTGCGTACTCAGTTGGCACTGCGGTATTACTATTGCCATTGAGTAAAGGATCTGAAGAGAATTCATTAATAGTCTCGCCAAGCTGCGCGCCAATTGACCCCAGCCTCAATGAGGTCAGGCCGGCAAGATCGAACGCGCTCGCATTAAGAGTTGCACGGCCGGTGGCTTGGTCAATACGGAAGTACTCGCCGACACGGAAATTTCCGTTCTGGTCTGTAGATACGTAATAAACTCGTCCTGGAAATACTTCATCAACCTCGTTCCCTTGTGCAGGGGCTTGAGTTGGTTCTCCTGGATAATTTGTAGTAGCGATGCCTCCAGTTCCTATGTTCAAGAAGTCATGGCCTGTCAATCTCACTTGCGAATACAAAGATCGCATAGTGATGCCGGTCCCGTCTGGAGAACCATTTACTTTCTCTTGGGCTAAATAAATGGCAATTTGGCTCGATGTATCTACATAAGTTCCTGCCGAGCTCTGGATAACGTACGTAATTGAGTCGCCGGCGATTTGAATACTTTGACCAGGAATCGGTTCTGCGGACAAATTGTCAGCTACAATAATAAAACCTTTTTGATCTTCTAGGGCGGCAGAACCTACTGTGCCTGCGCCGCCGCTAGTAAATGTCAGCGTATTGCCTGACAAGAAGGTTCCAGTCGCGCCAGAAACATAAACTTTATCTGCTGATATCTGAACATTTGTTACAGTCGCTGTACCTCCATCGGAGCTTGTGACTGTGTCCCCAACGTTTATCGCGCCGCCGCCGTAGATAAAATTAAGTTGCTGTCCGTGTATTTGACCGGTTTGTGATGTTTCGTTGGCATCAAAGCCACGAGATGTTGCACCCCACGTACCGTAGCTATTATTACCGTTGAGGGATCGGATAAAACCTCCCCCAGAAGCCGCGTACCCCATATAGCAATAGTATGTAAAACAAGAAACAATCTCTGCTTTACCACCGTCTTTTGTCCAAAAACCTACACCGTTATCACTGATAATTGTGTAACCGTGAAACAACATACTTTTTGCGCCGGCGCCATGAACCGACCCATCAACTAAAGCGCCAATTGCACCAGAACAAATAGCGGCGCATTCCAAGACATAAGGAGATTTCGTAGTAGCGGGCGAATTAACATTAAAACCGACAACAACGCCGGCTGGTGTTGATGTTGTTATATCTTCAGGGGTGCTACCTGGAACCCAACCGGTCATGCCTTTAAAAGTCATCTTGTTCAAGATTGAGCCATTACTCATCTGGAACATGGTCGAAGTGTTCGTTAAAAGCGTGGGGTGTACGTTTACCGTTCGCTGGCTATCGCCAACTATGGCGACATCTGGTGGTACAACAATTGGGCATATTTCTGTATACGTACCCGCCGATACATTAATAGTAGCTGGGTTTCCGGCTGCAGCGGCAGCTGCACAGGCGGCTTTAATTGTGGCAAATGCACCAGAGATTGTTTCGCCATTATTAGTGTCTGAACCTGCGGGGGTCACATAATAAACATCGGGGGAATAGAGAGAACCACTAAACAAGAATGATTCCCAGAAAACACCGTCAGTGCTCGGCGTATTTCCTGTTGTGTTTTGTACCGCGATATAAAGACTGCTGTTGTAATTCACCACATCATTAAGTTGGTATGCTACAGCGGCGTCGTAAATACCCTCCCATTGAACACTTTCTGTTAAACGAGCCCACGAGTTACCGACAGCGCCAGGATTTGTGTTGGTGTTGTCGACGTTAGCCACATACACAGTGGCGCCGTATGATACTGAGTCACCTACTTTATATGCAGCGGCCGCGTCCCATTCACTTCTAAAATTCCAACCGCCAACAAACAATGTCCAATATTCAGTGTCTGTTGGGATATTCCCTGTTGATTGCACAAGATTTGAATACATATACAAGTTGCTGCCGTAACGAACGACGCTACCGTACCCGTATTCAGTTGCCACATCCCAAAGACCGGAGAAAGCAACGCCATTAGTCATCCGGCCCCAGAAAGTTGCGGCCGAGGTCAGCGTACCTGTGGTCCTTGCGGTGCTTATGTAGACATAAGAATTGCCTTTGAAAGAAACAACATCATTGAACTGATATTCAGTAGAGACACTCCATTCGCCTTTGAATTGGAATCTTATTTTTCCAAGGTCAAGAATCTGAGCCATTATTTGTACTCCATCAAAAGGCGACCTGTGCCGCTAACTGTGTAAGTAATTGTGTCCGACGACCAAAAGTAAATAAGATAGTCGTTTGCATACGTAGCATATTCCGAAGGAATTTCTACTGGAGTGCCGTCGACACCATTGTTAAAATCAAAAAATAACTGGCCATTAGCAGCGTCTAAGCGAAAACCATAGAACGATTTGTCAGCATATTCGTGGCCTAAAGTTACATTAACTCCGCTATATATACCGGCCATTATTTAACTCCAGTAAGTAGAGACGCTACTACATCAAACGCATCAATAAGAGTAGAAAAGGCAACCAACTGGTCACCTGCCACAAGGACAATTCGTCCCTTGATTACCTCTGCGTTTTCTCCGCTGGCGATCCTTAACTGACGAGCTATAAAGGTATCTACGCCTCCGCGCCTTAAGACTAAGGACAATGGAGCCACGGAACCAAAAACATTTGCTGCGTTGCAGCCTATAAGTAACGCTTTAGAATCTGCCGCCACTGTGTAAATTGTGACTTCGCTCGTTCCAATATTTCTTGCTGTCGCATTAAGAAAGCTAGTAGCCATTCTTCACCTTTAACCTAGTGCGATAGCCATCGCCATCGCCTCGTCTGCCGCATCTTCTTGAATGTCGTCCATTAATACTTTTGTGATTCTCAGTTCGACTTTATCGCCGGCGTTAAATGCACTTGCTGTTGTTTCGTCAACGCCTCTGATAATCGTCATCGTGTCACCGGTGCGGGCAGTTACTTTTACTATTTCTGCTGCGCCCTCATCTTCACCAATTAAAGTCACGTAGAAATGATCACCCACTCCTGGATCTGGAAATTCAGCGCCACTAGAGGTCGACACGGTAAGCGACGTAGCCGTATCAGTAATGCCACCGGTTAAAGTCGATGCCGCATTATTTGAATAAAGAACAGCCATTACGCAGCCCTTAGATAACTAATTATGTAAGTCTCTGCATACTCAACTTCGGCTGTAGCAATCGCACCCAGCTCTACCGTGGCCACTGCCGATACGCCACTTACAACTGCAGAGTAAGTGGCGTTCGCGACAATAGGCGTAGCGCCGTAGGAACCGAATGAGGCAGAATACGTTGAGTTGTCCACTTCATAAGCAGCACTCGCACCACTTACAGTGACTGCGGCAACTACGTTGTCGTAGAACGTGAGGACACGAAGCGCCGCGTCAGGAGTTAGTGTTACCAGCGTAGTTGCGGGATCAGCGGCTACCGGTATATCGAGATGAACGTCTGCTTCAACTGCTGCAGTTGCAACTGCGCTGGCAGCTGAATTCTTAGTGATGTGAATATCGCCAGAAGCGGCGACAGGACCAAGAACCGCTGTGCCAAGTGCCGCTGTGACATGCAGGTCGCCAGCAGTTGCTGTTTGTGCGGCGGCAGAGCCCTGCAAATTAACAACTATATTAACGTCAGAATCTGCGACTACCGTTGCAAATACATCACCTGCAACAGGTATATCAAGGTGAATGCCGCCTGAAGTAACCGCGCTAGTAGCCGCTGCACCCGCTACAGGGATGTCTAACTCAATATAACCATCAGTAGCTGCTGCAATATCTGCAAAGCCGCTAATAAATATGTGAAGATCAATACCGCCGGTTAGCGTACCTGTAGCAGAGACACCGCCTATATCCGACTGGCCGTCAAGGTTAACAGTCAGTCCGAGCTCAGCCTCAGTCGCAGCAGCGACAGATGCCAGTGCAGCCACTGGTATTTCTAGTTCTATACCGCCAGTAGATTGAGTCGTTGTACTGACAGCCGTCGCTAGAGGTACTGCTATAGAAACATCACCGGCCAGTGAACCGACGGCTTGTGCACCGCCCAGATCAGAAAGACCATCTAGCGGAATCTCTAAAACCACTGCCGCATTAGCGGTGCTTAATGCCTCTGCCTGTGCGGCTACGGGGATCAGTAGCTCTACGTCACCTTGGGTAGACACGCTGCTAGCAACAGCACCATCAACAGGGATAGATAGATCTATACCGCCTGCAATAGCTGCCTGAAGCACCGATGCGCCTTCGACGAATATATGCAGGTCTATGCCGCCGGCTAAAGAGCCAGACGCAAATACGCCGCCGAGTCCAGACTGACCGTCGAGGTTTACCTGTAACCCGAGTTCTGTTGCTGTGCTCGCCGTGACAGATGACTGACCCGCCACAGGTATAACTAGATCAATCTCGCCTAAAGTCTGTAGCGACGCATTAGCAGCAGCAGCGAGAGGCACATCGATTGCCACGTTTCCACTGAGAGAGCCAACCGCTTGCGCACCACCGAGATCAGACTGACCATCAAGCGGTATAGCGAGAGTAATTAGACCGTCGGTAGAGACTGCTACATCGGATGAGCCGGCAACAGGGATACTTAGATCAAAACCGCCACTAACATCAGCAGATGCATTTGCATCAACACTAATGTTATCTGTCTTAGAGAGAGGCGCGTCGGCTACAGTCAGAGAAGCATCGATTGATGCCCGAACAACATTAACTATTCTTGGTGTAGCGTCCAGTACCACTGATACCGATGCCGCACCTTCGAGGTTTGCTGACTTAGCTAACTCAGGTTGCGATACTACTTCGACATCGGACGAACCGGCGATTGGCTTGGCAAGCACAACATTAGCTGTGGCTTCAGCCGAAGAAACAACAGTGGCTTCTATGTTTACAGTAACGTGAACATCGGCTTGCGCTTCTGATGCACCTGCCACTATGCCGCTTAAGTTTGCTGCAAGACCTAAGTCACCAGCAGCATTTGCTGCCGCGTCGACCGCGCCAGTAATTGGCTTAGTTAGATCTACATCGGCGGAGGTAAGGACAGCTGCTGCAACCGAGCCTGCCAGAGGTATAGCACTTGTAACGCTACCCTCGAGAGTGCCAGAAACAGATGCGCCGCCAAGATCTGATTGTCCGTCTACAGGTATAACTAAGTGAACACCACCGTCAACAACCGCGACGCTAGTGATCCCGCCCTGTAAAGGAGATTCCAGGATAATGCTGCCGGTAATAGCACCATTTGTTTGGATAGAGCCGGCTAAGTTGTCTTTCTTAAACAGCGCACCTTGCGTACTGACTTGCGCCGAGATGGCCGCGTTCAGATTCGCGCTGTTAGAAAGTTCTGCAGAATAGCCGCTGCTGACTACTAGTGATCCTGCGAGCGCAACCAGCTTTGCAACGGTGCTAATAGCACCGTTGAACAATACCTGATTAAACCGCGCCCTATTCAGCATCGATGTTCAGTCCTTACTATTAGGCGAACGTGACAGCTAAGGAACCAGCAGGGAAAGTAACCGTATCGCCTTCGTTTATTGTTTTATTAATAGACAAAGACCCGTGGAACAGTAAGTTTCCACCGCTTGAAGCATCATGAACGCCAAATGCAGTTACTTGACCCCACGAAGCCGAAGGCTCTGGAAAAGTAATCTCAACGTTGTTACTAGTTGCACCGCCCGTACCGGATGATGCTGTAGTGCTGCCACTAGACTGTGTTCCGGCCCATGCCGTAAGACTAGAGGTAACAGGTACACGGTCGTAGCCGTCACCTACTAACTCAGTGCCGCCACCAGTATCATCGGGAGCTGCAGTGAAAAGTGACACATACAGTGTTGTAGTAGTTGGAGAAGTCTGACCTCTGAAAATCTGGTCAATTAAAGAATTCTCTAGGTAATCTGACATTGCTGACATAGTTTGCCTCCGCTATGCAAAATCTTCACGAACATAGAATTTGAGTTTGTCGTAAACCGTTTGTAGTGCGCCGTCGAAGTTAATCTCTATCTCGCCTTCGTAAGGACCAGCAGGAACATTCAATGCACCGCCAGTAAAGTCGAAACGGACTTCGCCATCCACACCCCCGCCTATCTTGGAACAGGCCAAAGTGGAAAGTACTGTGTCGCTACCAACGGCACGGAAATACACATTAACCGTTGTGCCAGCATCAGATAGATCAAGTACGACCCCATCAGTGGGATCTGTCAGAGTTAGCTTTATTGAAGGTAAAGTATCACCTTGAACGAGCTTAATTTTTTCAGCCATAGCAGCACCCAGTATTAATTATATTAGCTATACTAATATAATTCCACAAAAAAATTAACCGGCTATCAGTAATTCACACACTTTTTTAGCTCGATTTGGCGTCTGTTCTTTTGCCCATTTTGAGTCCATGAAGTTCTCTTTTGCTCCCTCCCAGTCGCCCTCTGCACAGCTAGCCAGCGCCATCTTAAATCCGGCCAGACCCGCCAAACCGAGCTGGAACGCCATTGAGATCAACACTGTCTTGCGCCCTTCTGAGAGGGCCGAATACCAAGGGTCGTATGCCTTCTTTAGCTCGGCTTCCACCCTGCCAATATCATTCTCTAAGAGGTATTTAGCCTCCTCGAGGCTGATTCCAGGGCCCTTTCCCTTCTCGATAACCCGCCCGATGCCCAGAGTTAGCACACCTTCCGTACAGTGGTAGGCGAACTGCTCGTATCCTTCCCACTCGATAAGCTTTTCTGCTGCTAAACTCATTTACCCTCTGCCCCCGTTGATTGGCTCTGGCTAGCGCCGAAGTAGAAGCTTATAACCGCTGACACCGTGCCTCCTAGATAACCGAGCACGAGTGACACGATAGTGTCTGAGTTAGCATCTGGCGGCATCAGCGTTACCGTGAATATGTAAGCCAAGAACCCAACTATCGCGAGAATCCCGATAACCCTAGCAGTCCAATCTCCCGCAAAGTATTTACGGGCGTCTTGCTTGTCGGCAGTCTCAAGCTCAAACATATCTACGCCTAGCTCTTCCATCTTGGCAGCGTATTTAAGTTCAGCTTCCTTGATGGCCACTAGATCTTCAGGCGTAGCTTGCCTAAGTCGATCATCAATTGCCTTTGCAGAAGGGTCACAGCCAAGTACCTCAGCTAAGACTCTCCCTGCTGTGGCACCGAGAGGGCCACCGAGTGTAGCGCCAAGCGTTGGTGCCAACCCGCCAACGATCCCTTTAATGGCGCTAAACTTCATACCGCCACCGCCACCGCTAACGCGGCCAGAATCACAAACGCCGTAAGAGCTGCTTGTGGCTCATTCATTCGCATAAATGAGTTTTTAACTTTTTTACCTAATAGTTTTATAACGTTCATGGAACACCTCATCCATGTATATGTATAAGTAGGAGTCCTACAATTACATAAGTAATTTTCTGCTCAAGCGGCATTGCTGTCGCCCAGCCCATAACTGCGTCTCGCCCATTGGCGATTTTGACTTTTATTGCGTCAATCATAGCTAGCTCCTAGAACTGGTTATAAATAGGAAGAACTCTTTCGTAGTCACCTTGGATGAGTACTTGGTACAGCGTGTCAACGGTAGGGCCAAATACACTTACCGGCGGCTTCCCCCACTTGACATCCGTTTGGGCGCTAGTGAGAAGTGCCAAGGGTCCAAAGACTCCCGCGCTTCCATAAGCCGCTGCGAAATATTCGCCCCACTCCATATCGTCAGTTTTAAATATCGAAGCGTCTGCTTCGCGGAACGGAAGTATCGCTTTCATTGCGTATTTGGTTTTCTCTTTTAACTCAAGAGAAAGCATCGCAAACGGAAGGACTGCTAAACCGAAAAGCGCCATGTGAGGAGCGAGATCTTGAGCAATTATCTGCCCGCCTGTTTTACCGGCTGCGCGCCCTTCTTGCTGCCGTGCTTTCATCTCACGCACTACACCACCTATGACAACTTGGCCGTAGGAGTAAGGGAAAGATTTTAACTGCCAGAGAAGCGCATAACGCGGGTCGGACGCCCACATGGGTCGCTCTGCTGCATTTGGGCGGAGCATGGTGGACTCGACGAACTTCTGAAGCCCCTGCTTAACTGCGAGTCCTGAAGGCGTACTAAACCCTTTGCCCTCAGATACCCACTGCTTAACCACGCCAGCCTCTAACCCAAGCTCATTTAAGTAACGACCCGAGCGGCTGTTGGGCGTAGTGGCATGCTTTATAATAAAGTTCTGCGCCATCTGCGCGGCGAAGACTCGTGTAAATTTAGTGAATAGGTTTAGTCCGGTATATTCAAAGAACTTGTTTGCCGCCGCTCTAGCTGTAGGAGTTAGATACTGCATATCCGACTCGCTCATAAATGCATTAGCAAGAGAGTCATTGCCTATGACACCTATGTCCCGCGCAAACTCCCACCGCTCTTTGGGATCTAAAATTGTGGCCGCGATTGTTTTGAAGCCTTCAAATACGCCCGAAAACTCTCGAGTGTTAATTACTGCTGCAGCCAGCTCGGGTATGGATGATATTGTAGCCAAACTAAGAACTGTAAAGATCTGAAGAGTCTGCGCCGCGCTCGATAACTTCTGCATGTCCTCACTTAACGGGGGATAAAAACCTAGTGCCGCGCCGAGTGCTTTCTTGGCTGTCGCTTGATCTTTTTCAGATAGCTTAGCCAACTCTGCAGTTAGCGTATTTTCGCCGGACTTAGTGGCTCTGTTCCATTCGACGCGTTTTACAAGACGTCTCACGTAAGAAATTAATGCCACTTCCGCCGGCTTGGAATATTTATCGAGTAGCTCGCGACGAACCCCTTTGGTCAACTCAATAGATTCTTCTGCGGTATGTAAAGGGTCTAAGCCATCTATCAGCGCCTCGGTTACATTTTCAGACGCAGTTCGTGCATTGTTTATGGTTGCAACAATAATTTCTTTAACTTGTGACGCTGTTATATCGCCGCGTTCAGTAGCGATAGTCTCAGAAAATCCGTCTAGATCTGCTGAGATAGCGTCGAAGTCTAGTAGCACTGTGTAGAAATCTTCTCGAAAACCAACTGATGTATTCTCTTCTTGGGATACATACTCGTCATAGAAGCGTTTAAGAAATCCACGAATTTGCTGCGCTTGTTCTGACAGTTCGCTTGTTGGTTTATCGGTCCTCGCCTCTTGCGCTGAATCCTTAAATTCTTGTGAAGTAAGATCGCCAAAAGTTTTTACTAATTGGCCTTCTATTTCATTTATCTTCAACGTAGATTTTTGAATGAAGCCAAGCCCTTTCTCACCGGAACGACCATAAATCATATTTGCTATTTTTACGCCTGCGCCGGTCTTAGCGCTGAGTCTCCTTACCACAGATTGCATGGGCGCAAAAATCTCCCACACTTTGTTAAGAATACTTTGCGTGTTTTTCTGAACCGCGGCGGTAGTGTTTTGATCAGATTTAGTAGGTAGTTTTGCCGCTCGATTAACAGCATCGTTAATTGCAGCGAGCTTCATTTCCGACTTCATTGAAGATGGTTTAGCTTTAGTTTTTTGTTTAGGCGCAGGTTTCAAATCTGCATCTGCAGCAATTAACACTTCTCGGTTACCATTACTGTCCATTGGTGAAATAACACCAGCCGCTTCCATTTGGTCAAACAGCTCAACGGTTTTATTATACCCAATGCGTAATTCCCTCTGAACGGAGGAAATTGTAGCGTTTCGAGATTTTGCTACAGCAGCAACGGCTTGGTCGTAGATACTAGACCTGCTAATTTCTGATGTTATGTCAGTAAAACCAAATATTTTGGCCCGCATGAGTGCAGGGGTAGCAGAAGGATCGATAGCCCTACGTTGCCCCGCTGAAGGATCCTGCTTTCGTATTATTGACTCCGCGATGAAGTCATCGACAGCTTGCGAATACTCTTGCCCGAAACGTTTTCTGCTGTTCGTGCTTAATGAGTTCCACAGGGATTTTAAGCGTTCCGCGACTCTCGCGAAGAATCTATGAACTACTCCTTGGGCTTTGATATTTTTCGTGGTCCACTTCGCTGTTTGGTCAGCCACCCACTCCTCAAAACCGTCCCTGCCTGGAGCGTCGTCGTAGAGCTCAGGGGACTTCGCCCGTGCCTTTTCAAAGTCCCGATAGAGACGGCCTCTAAGCTCAGGGTCTTGCAAAGCAGTTTGCATCTCTTCAATGAACAGCGCATGGCCAATTTCATGTCCCGCTGTCAGCGTCAGCTCTAGCTCATTACCGCCGAGCACTTCATCGTTGAGAATAACAACATGCACCCCGTTGCCATCATTGCTGCGCAAGCGGTAATGTACACCGCCCGTTTTCCCATCGATGCTGTTTGCAATCTCTTGCAATGCCACACCGACATCTCTGTCGCTGGTCAAGTCGAAAATGCCATCGCCCAGCGCTTTGAGCCTACTGAGAGGCATTACAACTACCTTGCCTTTCAACCTCAGCTTCTTGAGTGCTTGGTTGATAGTGACCGACACCGCTTCAGGGATACCCCCCAAAGGATACTCTGCAAAAGTTCTCTCGGGATCATCAAGAACAGCGGTGGTTTGCTTAGCATCTAAGACAAACTGCGGGTTTCCTTTCGGGACCCCGCCAACACCTGTTGTCGCCCTCTTCTCACTATATCCCGTCTTTGGGGGCGGCTCTTCGTTGAGCAATCTAGTGTTGGCACTATCAAGGTTTACTGCCTCGGGACCACCATCAAAAACCCCGTCTTGTTTTTCAGTGAATCCAGTAAAAGCATCAGATAGACCTGTTGTTGGAATAGTATCTTCCGGCTTAGTATCTTCGTCTTGAATTAACCCAAATACCGCTTTTTCTCTGCGTCTGTCTTTAGCTCCTTCAGACGTAAACCCGCTGAACGAATCATCTTGTGCTCCTAACATTATTTCTTCTGATCTAATGTTATCTTGTTTCGCCTTTTCTAACTGAGCGGCATAAGCATCACGCCTGGTAGAAGTTGCGTCGGGTTCTCTCGCATCAAATTCAGCAAGAGCCCTTTTAATGAGTCTGTCGTTGGCTTCTGCCACGTCCTTCAATCTTTTTACATTCTTTTTAGACAGTGGTTTTGTGGCTGTGTTTGGATTTCGGTTAAGTAGATCGTAAAGAGTGTCGCCTTTAGCATTAACCGTGACTAAGTTGTAACTCTGAGGTATACCACTTCTACCGTCCTCGAAAGCAAGACCAGTTCTCGGCGCTTTGACGTCACCTCGCAGCTCCCTGCCGGCAACTCTGAGTTCATAGCCTTGAACATTTAACTGACCCATAATTGTACTCAGGCCACTGACGTCCGAATCAATTCCGTCAAAAGAGCCACCGAGTTCTGTCTCGTTGATCCTCTTCCCCGCCGCGATCATGTCTGCAATGTTAACGGTAAATTCTTCTGTAACTGTCCCGTCTTCGTCGACTGCTACCACTGACACGCCGGCGTCCTTGCTGAATTTACTCCGCCGTGACGCGCGCGCAATAGACTCCTGGATAAACTGCCCAAGTGGTAGACGACGTTGGTTGCCGCGTTTGTCTTGGATTGTATAAAGGTCACCGCCTAAGCTGGTCATCTCAATACGGAAACGATTATCGTCCCCGAGCACTAGCTCAACTTGTGATTCAGGATTGACTGACTGGAGCTTGTTTACTTTTCTTAAAGTCGAATCGCTCGCCAACCCAAGGGGGCTAGTTGACCAATTAACTGTCTTATTAAACGTATTCTCATATTCACGGCGGAGAGATTCCGTTTCGGGGAATATCTGATCCGCGCTTTGTTTAGGCTGATAGGTCTGCTGCTCTCTGCCATCTTCGGTGAGTTCTATCTGAATAGGCTCAGCTTCCGTAAGGCCCATGTCCTGCGCGGTCGCTTCAGGCTGCGACTGCTCGTTAGGGTCTACCGCTTCATCTGGATCAATCGTCATGTTGCGGCCTCTTTCAGCCGCGACTCGCTGCGCTCTTTGCTCTTGCGCTTGTGCTAGCGGAAGTTCCGCAATCTTGCCTTTCGAACCTGCTATATTCTGAGCAGCTACTCTGGCGGCGGGCAAACCTTCCTGCGTAGTAAGCTCTTCAGAAATAACCTCGCCCTTCGCGTCGAGCACCTGCACAACAGTGGTCGCGTTCTCTGTCGGTGCTTTTGTCGCGCTGTAACCTAGCGCGGCGCCAACTGAGGAATCAGAACCGTTGTCGTTAACAACGCTGTTAACCACGTCGATGTCTTCAGAGAAAATCGTACCGCGCCCTTTTATGTTGGCAAAATAAACTTTCTTACCGTTTCTAGTGCTAGTGCCGCTTGAATTCTCTTCTATATCACCTAAGCCGTTATCTTTAGGTTCACCGGCAACCCACACCGCCTTCTTGCCGTAGCCTTCGTCCTGCATCG